AATAGTCTCTATCTAAGTCGTTAACTATATTTTCAAATTTATTCAATAGATTAACTGGAGTTTTCCAATTTTTTAATTCATCTCCTTTAATAACACTATCAATAAATTGTTTCTTTTTATTTTTATCACTAATTATTCTTGCCATAATCATATAGAAAAGTTTTTCATTAGAGTTAGTCAATTTATTTTCTAAAAAAACTCTAAAATTTCCATCTTTATATATGTCACCCATAAAAGCAATTCTGTTTTTATCCAAAATACCTCGGATACTTTCATCTCCAAAACTTAATACTTTTTGTAAAGTATTATAATCGTCTTGTAATTCAGTGTATGTATCACCAGTTGCTGTTGTTGTTGGACTTAAACTATACATTCTTGGTTTACCTGTATCCAATATTTTACCATCTAATTTATCCAAAACAACATTTAATTTTCTTATTATTTGAACATAATTTTGTTGACCAGTACTTAATTCTTGAATTATTGTAGTTAAACCATTTGAAAATTCACCTTTTAAATCTGTTATGTATTTTTTTAAATTTTCTTTAACTAGAGGTATTGGTGTTATTTCATTTTTATAAAACTTACTAAGTCCACTTATTATTACATTACTATCATTATCAATTTCAGCTAATACGTTTGTAAAAGCTTCGTCTAATTTACTTTGAAATTCAGGTTTTCCATATATTTCAACATCATCTTGTTCATCTCCCAAATTTAATTTACCTTTAGTATAGTTTCTATTAAGTTCAATTAATTGTAAAATACCATAATTATAAGAATTATTAATACTTTCCAATTTATTAGTTAATAAATTAATATAATTTTTAGTTTCAGTTAATAATTGGTCCATAATAGTACTATAAGATGTTTCACCAGTTTGACCACCAGTCACAGGAATATTTGTAATAATATTACCAATTGTATTACCTCCAGGATTTGGTTGTATATTTGTAACTTGATTAGTTGTAACACTTGGTTGATTTAAAATTAAAGCATCTACAATTTCTTTATCTATAGTTGAGGTGTCTTCTGTTGGTGTTGCTCTTTCATCATAAACCTCAGTATTTGCATAGTAGTTAAATGAAAGTGCATTCTGTAATTCCTCAATAGGTTTCGCAAGACCCATACCTCCAATAATATTAAAATCCAAACTAACATTTACAATCATAGGCTGAATACCAATACCTTCAGGATTCATATCATAAACTATTGGGTCATATGTAAATGATACACCATTTGGTACTATCTTGGTATGGTAAAAGTCCCCAATTCTTAATATTAAGATTGGTGGTGCTCCAAATGCCGTATTTAAAGAGTCATTATATTTTGGTTTTCCATCTGTTCCAATAATAGGTATTGTTTCACCAGGACGAACACATTGATTCAAGAACGTTAATCTTGCATTAAGTCCTTCAGGTGTCATTGAGTGGAATGTTGGATTAAAGTATTTTATTTTTTCTTTGAACGAAGAATAAACCATTGGGTTTTCTTTCTCAATCAATTCAAAATAATCACATTCAGTCAATAAATTTCTCAATATTCTTTTACCAATACCTTCTTTTAATTTTTTCTGAATGTCAACTGTTGGTTGAATTCTTGGTATTGGTTTTAAAGTAACTTGAGGGTCAACATTTTTAGCTGGTGCTACTGTTGTTGTAGTTGTTGTTACTTGTGGTATGGTTACAACAATATTTTCTATTCTAACTCTCCTACAAGCCATTGCATTTACTGAATAAATTTGAGAAGATTGTGTAACAAAACCATTACCACCAATAGTATCTCCTGAACAATTAACCGCAAAACCATAATCTCCAGTTTCGGTTTTAGGAATTGATATCACTTCCCCCACAGTTGATGGTGGTTTAACTATTAATTGTTTATTATCTATGAACTTTTTTAAATTTGCATCACCTATTTTGTAGGTTTCAAAAAATTTAAGTACTGAATCAACTCTTCTCTTTGATAAATCAACATTATATTCAACACTACCAGGGGCTGAAGCCGAGCCAATCATATTCAACGTTATTTTGTTTTCAGGGCTTTCAGATAGTAATTGATATACTTTAGTTACAAAATTACCTTCTTTTGTTGCAAATTTTTCATAATTTGGTTTAATAACATTATTAAAGAAATCTGTTGTATTTTTTTGTCTTGTACAATATTCACTATTACTAATAGAAGAACCATCAGCTGTAGTTATTGTACCATTTTTTTTACAATATGAAGAATCAGGTGAAAATGTACTATTAGCAAGTGATTGATATTGTGTAATAAAACTTGGTGCTGTATATGCAGCATATGTATCTTGATACGCTTGATTTGATACTGCACCAAAGTTAGGACCTGGTATATCATTAAAGAAATAAAATGCTAATCCATTAAAAGCATCTTTAATTTCTTGTATTCTTGGGTCATCTTTAACTTGTGGTTCAACGTTTTTATTAGTAGTTCCACCACCTTGACTGTTTCCATCATCAGGTTTTTTAGGTATTTCTTCAACTACTTTTTGATATTCTTCACCAGTTAATCTTGGATTATTTAATATTTCTTGGTAAGTGTATAAATCAGATAATGGGATTGTATTAAATTTTTTGGCTAATTCATAGATATCATATTTTACACAACCAGCAAAAAAAGAATCCATAATTGAATTAATTTTTGGGTTATCAATATTTTTTAATTGTTTGTCTACTAATAAATTTGTTATTGATGGATTATCAACAATTATCTTCCAAGATATATTACCTTTTCTACTTGTATCTTTATAAGTATAAATAGGTTCAGGTCTCCCAAGAAAACTAGTAGGAGTAAAACTCGCAGAACTTGAATCTGAGAACTTTAAATCATATGGTGGAAACCACATAACTCTACCTCCATTAGGACCTTTCTCACAAGCAGGTAAATCATCCCAAGTAAAACCAGGTCTACTTGATGTTCTCCAAGCAAGATTTTCAATAGAAAACATATATTTTTTAGCTACTAAATTACCTTTAGCATCTAATTTTAGATTAGTTGAATTATCACCTTTAATTGGTGCAATATTAAGATTATACGTGTTGTCAAATACTGAGTTTGTAAATCTTCTTCCTGATTCTGTTATACCATCAGTTTTTTGTAAATCAGCATATGTGTAATAAGGAGTATCTTTAGTAAAAACTCTACAATATTCAATACCAGCTTCTTGTCCCGTTGTATTATCAACATATGATAAAACTTTTGAACCTTTAGTTATTTCTTTATACCCATCATTAAAAACTTTACTAACTTGATTAATTGCATTTCCAACGTGTTTTAATTTTGATATTCCTGCTACATTATCAGCAGAATCAATTAATCTTTGAGTTTGGTCTAATATAGAACTCTGTTTAAAAGTAATATTAGTTGATTCATTTTTTTGAAACTGAGATTCAATTTCTCTAAATTCACTATCTATCGAACCTTTACCACCACCTGGTGTTGCCTTAAATCCTGCAGCACCTTTATATTTAGGTGAAGTCCAAACAAATTGACCATCAATACCACCTTCATCTGAAAATGATTTACCCGCTAAACCAAAATTAAGTTGACTCTGATTACCTTCATATAAAATACCAAGTTCAGAAGGACCATAAACTGGTGTTTGTACTTGTTTACCAAATGGGTCAACAGGTAATTGATTTGGAGGTGATGTAATTGTTGATGGTTCAGCATTTCTTGAACCCACATAATATCCACCAACTAAAGTTCCATTGTCAGGATTGATAGCATTGGCAATCAAATTAACAACACCTTGAGTGGCACCTAAAATACCTCCAAAATTTTTATCATATGATGGTTGGTATCTGTTATAACTAATACTTCTGAATAAAACTGAACGTTGTCCATTTCCAGTATTAGCCAAAAACAATTCAGAAGGATTTCTTGTAGTGTTTAATATCGGTCCTAAAAATCCACCCGTAAGTTGATTAACAACATTTAAAGCATTACTAATTTGTTTTGACGAACCACCACTTGGTTCAACATCAGAAAAATAATTACCAGGGATTGTTGATAAAGGAAATATTGCTCCTGATAATCTTGTTATTAATTCAGCCCCAGCAACTAATGGGTTTTCAGGTATAGTTATTCTATAATCTTTATAGATTAAAGGTTCTTTTCCTGTTGCCAATAATGCAACCTCAAATGGGTCTGATAAAGCATCAAGATTAACGACTCCAACACTTCTCTGAAAGATTTCGGAATCAATCCTTGCTTGGAGGGCATCTTTTAATGAAAGTGCTCCCAGTTTGGCAATAAATGAATCCTGTGATAATAATCCATTAGACCCTGATGGGTCATTAGATAATAATATCGTATATGGTGAATATGTTGAAGGTATAAATGTGGGAGGGTCCCAATATGGTGTATATAACTTATTATTGTTTTGAATACTATCAATAACAACCATATTTTGAAATCCACCTATAGGACCAAATCTATTTTCAATATACGCAGCATCAATATAAAATTCATTAACCAAATCCAAAACAGTATCGTTTGGATTATATTCACCCTGATTAGGGTCAACAGGTAAATTATTATTTACAATAACTTGTTGGTAACCATTGTTCGGACCATATTCATTCAATGTAACATTATCATTAACAAATGGATTACTTGCTATTAAATCATTTGGTGAATCAACAACATTATAACTTGAAACTGAAAATTCATAGTTCTGTGAACCTGATGGTGGTGTATACGACCCAGGTATATTATAAGGTGCTAAATTTCTACTTATTAAACTATTTCTAAAACTTGCACTATTACTAAATGATAAAGTACTATCTGACATTTAATTGTTTTTATATAAATAGAATTTATTAGATTTTATTGTTTAGTTTTTTGTTTTTCAGCATCACTTATTGCTTTAACAATTTCTTGACTGAATTTACCCTCTTCTATCATTTTCTTAATATTTTCTTCTGTCATACCAGATGGGAATCCTGACAATGTAACTTTTATTTCAATTGGATTAGTAAATTTCATTTCTGTCGTAGAAGTTTCATTATTCTTTAATGGTGATTTCATCTCTTCTTTCGTAGTTGTTGGTGGTGGTGGTGTAACATTTACATTTGTTTTAGCAGTTTCGGTACTTGTTTTACTTAAACCATTTGCCGCGTTATCAGCACTAGTTTTTAATTTAAAAAAACTTGAATCTAAATTTTCATTTTTAATGATGAGGTCTCCCATTTTTCCAACTAAATTACTTGTTATTTGAATCAAAGGATTAGTTGATTCACTCAAACCTTTAAATGCCGTTTGTACTCCAGTTGACATATCATCTAATGCACCAGTAAAATAATTTTCCTGAGCTTTTTCGGCTTTACCTAAACCTTCAACTAATTTACCCGATTGAGCATCTTTAATTAAATCTTGAGCCATTTTATCACCAAATTCTCTCATAGTTTGAACTTGTAATTTTTCACCACTTAACATTTTAGGAATAGCTTCACTTAATTGAACACTTGCCTGATTTGCCATTTCTTGACTTTCAGAACTTGCAACCGCCGCCCCCATTCTATTAGCAATAGCGTTTACGTTTGCCGCCATTCTTTGTGAAGTTGTTAATTGTTCTTTAGCCAAGTCTTCAATTGATTTTGGTTGGGATTCTTTCATAAACTTTTCTAGTTTTTTTGAGTCACCCTCAAATAATTTCATAGCTTCATCAAGTTTTAAGTCTTTGTTGTCAACTCTCAACATATATTCACCACCTTCACCCATCTCAGCCATATTGGCAACAAATTTCTTTTGTTCTTCTGTAAACGTATTAGGGAAAGAAATTTTTGATAACTTGTCATCCATCTCAGCTGCTGACTTAGCCATCTTGGCAAAAGCTTCAGGTTGCATACCTAATGCTTGTGCTACCTCTTGTAATTGTCGTTTAGCCCCAGGTGCTATTTCAAATGCTTTTGTTTGTTGATTGAATTCAACAAATGTTTTACTCATTTCAGCAATTTGATTCTGTAATTCCGCTGGGTCATTTTGGGCTAAATCCATTAATCTAAGTGGGTCTAATAAATCACCTTGAGCCATACCTAATCTTTGTAATGCGGCTGCCATTTCAATTGCACTTTCAGGTTCAAAAGCTTTTTGCATTGTATTAGCAATATCTCTAACCGAAATTCTTAAACTTGTTGCTTGTGTAACCATTTTTGCCAAACCTTCAACACCACCAGCAAAATTATATTTGTCCATCAATCCCATATTTTGTACAACTTGGGATGAAACTTCTCTTGCGTTAATACCTTGTGCTCTTGCAGTATTAACAACTTTTTCCATATTTTGTCCAATTTGGTATACTGAATACCCCGCATCTTTAAAATTAGTTGCTAATGTTCCAGCATCTATACCAGTTACTTTTTGAGTCGCAAATAATTTTTCATATGATTGGCTTGTTAAAATTAAATTTCTATTAAGTGATTTACCAATACCTTCAGCAATATTTGCAACATCAGTAAATTCTCCACCTAACAATTTAACACTTGTTACGGCATCAGCCATAGAGGCCTTTAATTCAACAATTCTGTCTCTACCTGTACCAAATGTTTTTAATACATTTACGGCTGAGGTCTCATATTGTTTAATTGTTTTATCAATTTCGGTTGCCATAAAATTGGTAGCAAACGCTTTACCAACAGTTTCGGCATAAGTACCAAAAGCTTTAAAAACATTTTCAAACTTTTTATCTTCGTCACCCATTTATTTTTACTTTTATTATAAATACACAAAAAGACTAATTTTTTGGAATTAGTCTTTCGGGGTATTTTGTTCTATTATTAGATTTATTAAATACTTTCTTGCATAAGTTGGTATTGATAAAAAATCACTCCAACTAGTTCTTAAAAATTTAGCCATTATATAATAATCATCCAAAAGATATTGTCGGTGATTAGAAGAAAGGACGAAAAAACTCAGTCCCAAAAGTAACATCAAATGTTACCTTTTCTCCTGAAGGGGCTTGGAGGGTCTTACTTAAATCTAATGATGGTGTATTATCTTTTATAAAATTTCTTATATGTTTTGAATCCGCTATTGGTAAGTTCTCAATAGTAAGTGCAATGTTAGTTCTATCACTATCACCATCTATTTCTTGAACAATTTTATTTAATCTCCATGTAATTTTAGGAACTACTCTACCATTAGGATATTGTTCTGCCATTTTATCCAACTCAACTATTTCACCATAAGTTAATGGTTTTAATTTAACAACTGACCCAGTTTTTGGAAGTCTTGTAGTAAAAAAACCATTTTCATCTGGTTTTTCTTTTGTTTGTTTTATTTTTAATTCATCAATTAATAAATCAGCTGAAAATTGTTTGTTAGTAATAGGGTCAGTTAAAGATATTTGATATTCAGGACCAAATGCCGTATTTCTCAAAAAAATCAAGATAGCTTCAATATCACCCTCCAATAAATCTTCAGGTCTTAAATCTGGTTCATATATTTTATTTCTCAAAAGAGTTAAAATAATATTACCACCATTTACTTGATTTCCACTAACCAAAAAGTTTTCATCATTTGCAGTTAAATAACCAACCTTGATTGCTTTCTTTTTTGATTTATAAAATATACCTTGGGATGGAAGTGGTACTAAATCGTGTGGTAAACTAAAATTAGCTTGTCCAATTTCTTCAATATTCATAGTTTTTTTATTTACATAATAAAAAAAAATTCCCAAATGTACATAATACATTTAGGAATTAGATTTTAAGTTAAAATATTTTTTAGTAAACTAATATACAACGGTCCATTCTTAAGTTAACACTGATATCAGCCAAAGCATCAGTACTATAACCAAGAGAACCAAAGTCAGCACTTGTCATCCAAGTACCTTCTAGTATCCATTTTTCTACAACAACACCAGTTGGGTCTAACATTTCCAAGTCAACATTTTTCTTGTAACCTGCGGCATAACCCATACGACCAGTTACAGACTCAGCACAAAGACGCATCCATTCCATAATTGCTTGTGCCGCTGATGGTCCGATAGGGTCTCTTAATTTAATACCAATTTCATTCCATTCAAAACGTCCTGCAACATATGTTGAAGTATTCAAGAAAGGAATAGCAACTGAGTTAACTTTAATTGATGGTCTTTTTGCAGACTCAACAAACCACTCATTGATACCCAAAGATGATGGAAACCTTAAAATAAATCTATTCTGTCTTTTTGGTTCATATGGAACCGGCATTTTCATTAATAAATCAGCCATTTTATATTGTTTTTAAATTTTTATTCGTTTTATTATTATAAATATCCAATTTGAATTTTTTTTCTATTTACTTTTTTTTGAAATGAAATATCCTCTATATAAGGAATTTATTATTATATATAATATTATTATAAATATTATATTATTTAATTAGTTTTTTAATAATACTTTTTATTTTATATTCTAATTGTAATTCATCTTCTTCTCTTTTATATAATTTTTTCTTTCCACCATGTGTTGAATAAATCTTAATATCCTTTACACCCTTACTCATTGCTTCAATGTTTCTTGGGTCATCATCTGAAAATCCAATAATTGGTACAAATTTATTAGATATCTTATTTTCAATATTTTTGGATAATCTAATATTAAGTTTATCAACTTGAGCTTGAACATAACTTTTAAACTTATTCATTGCTGAAATTTTAGCAACTTCAGGATTTGCTGCAGAACCTTCTCCATATGTAACAGGATAGAATCTACATAAGTCTAAATACTTTTTAATTTCAGTATCTTTATCTTTAGGTTTTTCACCAGCATTTTTTCTCATTCTTACTAAAGAAGCATATAATTCATCAGAATCAATTCCACCTCTATTTGAATTAATTAATTTTAATACCCCACTTTTTAATGTGTTAGGTCTATGTCCTCTAGCTGTTATTATTGAAAATAATGACCCACTATTAATTGCCTCAACAAAATCAGGCCAAGCAGCATCCTCAGCAAGTTCAGCACTCATAACATCTCTTAAAAACTTACCATCCCCATCGGTTTTAAAATCTCTAAAAGGATTTGGTGCAAAATTAACAATTGTAAAACCTTTATATTCAAAAGGTGTTTTACCTATTTCTGTTCTGTGTTCAGCAAAATCTTCAGTACCCATACCAACTTCTTCACCATCATCATCTAATAAATAAATTTGTGTTGGCATATACATTAGATTATCATCCCAATCGAAAGCGTAATACTTCATAGGTATTTCTCTTTCTTCTATTTCTCTAAGAATTCTGATTATAGTATTTTTCATATTAATAAATATGTCTTAATTAAAAAAAAGGGGGAGATTTTGTCTCCCCCAATTATTTTTATCTAATTTTAGATATTTTCGAATGATGCACCAGTTGGAGTGATATAGAATGTAATATCGATGAACTCCAATGCTTTGGTTGGTTTGATATAAATCTTACCAGTAAGTTGATTTCTATCCAAATCAGCAGGGTCAGAAGAAACTGTTACACGGAAATCATATAAACCTCTGTCTCTTCTAATTGCATCCAAAATAGGATTAACTGCGTCTAAGAAGTCTTGTCTAACTTTAGCATCGTTTTGTTCAAATAATAATCTTACAGAAACTGCAGATATTAATTTACGTGCTTGAAGTAAAAGTCTTCTTACGTTAATTCTATCTAATGCTGACTCTCTAACTTGTAGAGTTTTGTTACCCCAAATTACAGTTCCAACGTCTGAGAATGTTGCAATTGGATTGATTCTACCTTTATATAAGGTATCTCTATCTTCTTGTGTAAGTTTCTTTCTTGCTTTGATACCATTTACAATACCACGAGTATAACCTGCCGCAGCAAACCAAGGGAAGGCAATGTTATCAGTCAAGGCAAGATTTCTACAAACTTCCGCTGTTGGTGGAATATACAATTGAGTATTGTTTACTGTATCTCTTGTTAAAACCCAAGGATAGTAAGTTGCAGTATAGTTAGAATCAATACCAGCTGTATCTAAATTATCAACTGCTTCAGTTGGGTAAATCAAATCAGCGTTATCTGTAGTTACAGGTACAAACATATTGTAGTCTGGTGTTGTACAGATATAAATTGAATCCGCTCTATCAAATTCAATCATTTCAATTGCAGATTCTACAAGATTTGAATGATTTACATAATCAATACCAGGTGTAGTAAATACATTTATATTAACAGCTTCAGGATTAGCAAATGTTTGTTGGCCTAACAAGTAAGCGTAGTAATCTGTGTTTGCGAAATCTTGATTATTATTACCAACTGTAATACGTTTGAACGCTCCAAAACCAGTTGCACTAGGGTATCTTATTGATGTACAAGCACCTTTTAAATAACCTGCACCACCCAATCTAAATCTATCAGTATTTGTTCTTGATTCTCTATAGATATCCCATCCATCAAAACCACCATTTACAAATAAAGTGAATTTACGTGCAAATAATCTGTAATATGGATTTGATTCATTATCAGGGTCTGTAATAAATGGTGCTGAACCAACTTGGAATGCAGATGTACCACTTGATGTATAAATGTTAGGTATTGTAATACCTGAAGCATTTATATCCATATGGAAACCTTGAGTTCTGAACGCCCAATCACTACCTGATGTATCATCACAAACACTTAATGGTACTTGTTTACCTTTATAACCAAAGAAATCAATATCATATCCAAGTGTATCAGATAAACCTAAATAAGTTCTTCTTACGTTATCACCTGAACTTCTTGTTGCGTCATCAGAACCAGATGCTAAACCAAAAGGTGGATTGTATATAACTTCACCAGGGAAATCGTACTTAGTTTTATAAATTGGGAATGGTGATTTTACTCCAGCATATTCTCTAAATGTGTAACCTTCAAATCCACAAGGAAGAGCATCAATTGGAGCGTCTTCGTTGATTTGAATCATAATATATTTAGAATTCATTTCATATTCACCATCATTAGTACCAATCTTTTTAGCAATAAAACTATTTTCGTTTGGATTCATTGTACAATTAGTGAATTTCTCAATCACAACTGGATTTGAATCGTTATCAAAAAAGTCTCTTACTAATACATCAAATGTCCCATTATTAAATGAAATGTTAGCGATTGAAATTTTAACTTCAGTATTTGCAGATTCACCATCAGCTATTGTTATAAATTTAAATAGGTTAAATACTTTATTACCTCTTAATTCAGAAACAACCCAAGGTGATTCAGGTGATTGATATTGTTCCATATACCAACCAATTGAAGTAGAATCTCCATTTCTTGACTCAGGTAATGCAGTTAAGTCACAACTTAAACCTCTAATGTAACCTTTTCTATATCCATAATTTAATAAAGTTTGGAATCTTTCTTCTAAGAATAGAGGAACTACAGTTCTTGGTTTTGCAAAGTTTGAATATCCAAAAACTTTTCCTATGTAATTTACATTAGAATTAGAGAATGATGTTTCAAAGAAATAAGTGTCACCATCTTTACTTGTAACATTTACACCAAATGTTGAAAAAGGATTTTTAGTTACCGCTGAGTAAGAACCAGTACAATCAAGTGAAACACCATTTAAATCTTGAACCTCATAAACTGCACCATTATCATTACTATATGTTGCAATACCTCTTGAACGAAGTGTAGCAATTACTAAGTCATCGTAATTAGTATAAGAATCACCAGTGTAAACAAATATTTTACCCATTACAGTACCACTATAACAATAAGTTGTTGTTCCTGATTGTATTGTACCTGTATTACCTGAAGAACAAAGTCCACAAGGGTCTGTTATTGTTACATTCACTGTCCAAGCAGAAGTAGCCGTTAAATCATCAGATGTTATTGTATAAGACTTAGTTAATGCACTAAAGTTTACATTTTCTGTGATTGCTGATTGAACAACCCCATTACTACTTACGCCACTTAAACTTTCAGTTGTACAAGCACTAAATGTTACGGTCATTGCTGAATAATCTGCAGTAGTTGCTGTTGATGGTAAACAAATACTAATTGTATTAGTGTTATAGTTAATTGCCCCAACCACAGTACTAATTGTTGTTGAACTAACTTCAAAACTATAGAATGAAGCACAATTTGATAAAGCTGATGTTTCAGTTAAACCAGTAATCGTACTATAGAATGAATAACCTGAATAATCACCACCACCAATATTATCAAAGGTAGCATAATACCAAGTATCATTAATTGGTGCAGTATAATCAGCTAAATCTGAACTTACATTGTCAACACCAAATACATTTGTACTTGCAGTATATGCTGATAATGAATCATAAGTACCTCCTGAAATTACACCAAAATAATTTATTGAGTAAGCCGAACTAGATGGAGTACTCATTACTTGAGAAATTTGATTTTTTAAATCATTAGAAATAATTGATGTTGTTCCATTAAATAATTCGTATGATGAATTAAAATCAGGTGTTAAAATATCCGAACTTGAATTGAATGTAAATGATATTGTACTTGAGTCGTTTGTACAACCAGTAAAATCAATAGTGTAATCAACAATTGTATACTCAACACATTGAGAAACACAATTTGCTGTTGTAGCACTTGAACATTCAAAACCAACCGTAGATTGGTCAACGTTTGCAACAGTAGTTATAGACCAAGAAGGACCCGCATCATAACCTGACAATCCCAATATTCTAGTTACAAATAATTGGTTGGATTGTTGCAAATAAGCCTTTGCAATATATGATGCCTCATATTTTGGTATTTGTGTGTTAATAAATTTTTCAGGAGATGTACCACCGAAAAAAGCTGTAAACTCATCAAAGTTTCTGATGAAAATTGGTTCAAATGCAGGACCTTTTAATGTTTCCCCTACAATACCCAATGTTGTGACACCAACACTTTGTGATACAAAACTTAAATCAACTTCGGAAGTATAAACACCTGGTGATACGAAAACTTTTGTATTTGCCATTTTTTTTTATGTTTAATAATTTATTTATACATAAATATTGAACAAAAATGCAAAATACTTTACTTCGTAATATGTATATGTAAATTGAGTAGAATAAATTCTACCTTTTTTCTACTATGGATAAAAGTGTAAAGAAAATAAAAAATCTTAAAATATCATTAGAGGTTCACGATATTCTAAAAAAATATTGTGACAAAAACGGGATTAAAATGTATCGTTTTTTAGAAAGACTAATTGTTGAGAAGTGTAAAGAAAAAAAAGATATCTATGGTGATAACTAGATAACCTGACTTATCAGTTTTATATTACTTTCTAATGAGTTGTCATTTTTAATTATTTCAAATTTAAGAATATCCCCATCATTCAATTGTATTGAATTCACACTAGTACCATAATAATCGTTATTTATGAAAACATCATAACTATCAACATTAGTTGTTGTGTCTATAGTAATATTCGTTGTATAATCAAACTTTTCAGATATTGTGGTAATACCTAATTTAAACAATGCGTCTAATTCAATTTTGTTATTAGGTAATTCTTTTTTTACACCTCTTTTAATTGTTCTTGTATCAACTTCATAAACTTGTAAAACTCTATTTATTGCAGGACTTACTTCAAATTCATTTTCATCAATTAAAAATCCCAACATTGTAAATTCATAACTCTGAATATAATATTTCCTCTTTTCCATATCCATTACAGATTCATCAGAAATATTACCCATTACAATTGGAATATAATGTCCTTTTATAACTGTATACGCTTGTCTTGATGAAAACTTCTCAATTACTATTTTGTTAAAAGCATTAAGTTCTCTCATTCTATTACATACAATTTTTATTTGAAATGTAATATCAATTGGTACAGGTTGTGGTATTTTATATATGTCCATACCAACTCTATTACCATCCCAAGTTGGGACTTGAGCATAAAAAAATAATCTTCTGTTTGGTATTGTATATAAAACAGCGGGATTAGTACCATACTTTACTTCAGGAATTCTTACAATTGATATAAAAGGAAGTTCAACATTTTTGTCTATATTTTGAATATCCCAAGTTTCAGTAAATTGTGCCCAATTTTGAGTTGTTATTAATATATCAATTGTTGGTATAACTTTACCATCAACAATAGTCTTTAATTCATTCTTAACAAAATCCAAAAAACCACCATCCAAATCTGCGTGTAATAAAGATTTGGGTAAATAAGTACCATCTTTGTTAATCTTATCAACCAATTCTTTTCTCCTTTCTAAAAGAATCTTTGACTCAGTTAATGGTATATCTTTTTTTATTTTCTTTGGTAGTGGCATAATTACAATCCTCTAAATTCATTATCTATAACTGCCGAAGCTGTTATTGTTCTATAATATGGTTTATAACCAGCATAGTTATGTTTATTGTCCGAAACAACCCTCCCATCATTATTTACAACATAATATCTAATTCTGTTCTCAGTTTCGTTATAACCCAAATAATCCCCAAAATTAATATCAATTCCCAATTCATCCAATTGTTTTTGATAAATTGAAAATCTCATATTACCAGGTTCAGTTTGGTTAATACCAGGTTTGTTACCAGCAATCATTTTATTCTCAGGTGCAGATATTTGAACATATCCTTTCAATTCAATTGGGGGTAGAAATTTAATTCCATCTTTTAATGCTTCACCATATACATCGTCAGTCTTTGTTTTCATTCTATCTATACGATATAATACAATGGTGAAGTTCATATCCCCATATAACCATTCCTCACCCATTGATATATCCAATTGATAATCATTAGCATCAAAGAATTTACCAATCCTTGTTATAGGTATTTTATTTGTCATATTGATAAATATTAAGATATCAACTATTTTTATGTTAAAAATTTACTTTGAGTTTAACAGGTAAAACATCTAATCTTATTGAATCTAAAGCACTTGATATTTTGGACACATATTCAGGTGGAAATAACTTTATTTTAAAACTAAAAAATCATAAAGAAACCAATAAGAAATTCTATCCCACTCGTTCCCAAGCTGAATATATAATTAACTATCATTCAGTTGAACCAAAGGTTGCCAAGAAGTGGGTTAATATTGAACCCTATTTTGCAAATAAAATCGCGGATGAAAAAAATATGTTAACAATCCCAACTGATATTTGGGTTGAAAAGTTATTGGTGGATAAAGATAAATCATATCATATTTGGGGTAGATTTAACTCAGGTGACACTTTAACTGATATTTGGTTACCCAAGGCCGCATTATTAAAAACTCACAACACAGAGGAAGTTAAGATTGATTATTCAAAGTATGGTCATAGACCACCACTTGAACACCAAAAAATTGCAATAGAAAAATTGGTTGGTAGTAAAAGATTTATTTTAGCTGACGATATGGGACTGGGGAAGACCACGAGTACAATCATCGCGGCACTTGAAACTGATATCAAGAAAATATTAATTATCTGTCCAGCATCACTTAAAATAAATTGGGAAAGAGAAATTAGGAATTATACAGATAGAAGTGTTTATATATCGGAGGGAAAGAATTTTTCTACTGACCACGACTTTGTTATTGTGAATTATGATATCCTTAAAAACTTTTATGATTTAAAGAATAAAGAGAATTCACCAATAGCAAAAGCTAATTTTGATTTGGTTATAATTGATGAAGCTCATTATATTTCCAATCCCCAAGCAGCAAGAACAAAACTAATAAATGATTTTGTAAAGAAATCAAAATATCTTTGGCTGTTAACTGGTACACCAATGACAAATAGACCAATTAATTATTATAACTTATTGAATCTAATTGAAAGTCCTGTTGCTCAAAATTGGATGGCTTATGTTATACGTTATTGTCAAGGTTATCAATTTAAAGCTGGGAATAGAAAAGTTTGGAATGTTAATGGTGCATCCAACTTGGAAGAGTTAAGAGATAGAACATCAAGACAAGTATTGAGAAGATTAAAAACTGATGTATTAGATTTACCTGAAAAAATTATTACCCCAATCTATTTGAGATTAAAATCAAAACAATATGAAGAATTGATGGGGGAATATTATGAGTGGTATAATAAACATCCTGAAGAATCAAAGTCATTAACTGTGCAATTCAATAAACTTATGAAAGTAAGACAAGTTATTGCTGATGAGAAAGTTCAGGAGACAATTGGTTTAATTGAGAATATATTGGAACAAGGTAAAAAGGTAATTGTATTTACGAACTTTACAGATAGTTTACAAAAAATACATTCCCATTTTGGAAAACAATCGGTTTATTTGGATGGGACTTGTAGTAAAACTCAAAGACAATATTCGGTTGACCAATTCCAAGAAAACGATAAAATAAAAGTATTCGTTGGAAATGTTCAAGCCGCAGGTGTTGGTATTACATTAACTGCTGGTGAGGTTGTATTGTTTAATGACTTATCTTTTGTTCCCGCACATCACCAACAAGCGGAAGATAGAGCTTATAGATATGGTCAAAAAAATTGTGTTTCAGTTTATTATCCCATATTTGAAAATACAATTGAAGGTGTTATCTATGATATGTTAATCAATAAAAAGAATATCATTGACACTGTGATGGGTGACAATTTGGATAAGGCTGAATTCATTGAACAAATTATGAATAGGATTAATAATGTTCATTAATCAATTTGGATAATTCATCAATATGATATATTCCATCAATACCTTCTATGTTCTTTGGATTTACAATAGAACCATTTTCAACTAATGAACCCACACCAATATAGAACTTACAATTAGTACTAATAAACATTTTATATAGTAAAGCATTATAACCTTTTTGTTTTGCTCTATCACTTCTAAATGTACTACAAACATCAATGAATATTTTTACATCATTTTTTGTAGTATGAAAATCAAAATCAATAATTTGTTCATTACCATACGAGTTAATAAATTTAGGTTTTTCATTATTTGAAGTCTTTTTTAGATTTGTTAAATCTGAAAATTTTTTCTCAGTATTTAATCCATTGTTGGATTTAACTCCATTTTCAATATTGTGGGACATAACTTTTTAATTTTTTGATGAAATAATATAATTAACTTATAAAGTTATACTTTGGTTCACAAAATTAATAAAAATACAATTTAAAACTTATTTTTTAGAAGATATTTATATTTTATGGAAAAGAAATTAGAACTATTAAAAGAAACTATATTATTAGGTGAAAGTTTAATAACTGAAGCCAAAAAGATTGGTATTGATAAATTACCATATGGTTATGATTCCCTTACAAGATTCATTGATGTAAAAACAATGAATGTTCATTATAACAACCACTATAAAGGATATGTTAAGAAACTTAACGATGCCTTATCAAAAAAGAATTATGGTAATGTTGAATTGGAAGATATAATTAAATCAATTACAAGATATCCAAAAGTAATTAGAAATAATGGTGGCGGTGCTTACAACCACTCATTATTTTGGAAAATGTTATCTCCTGAGAAACAAACAATCAAAGGAGAAATATTAACCAAAATAAATAAAGAATTTGGTTCTTACAAAGAATTTAAGAAAAAATTTGAAGAAGAATCTATTGGAAGATTTGGGTCAGGTTGGGCTTGGTTGGTATTAACCAAAAACAATAGACTGAAAATTATGACAACCCCAAATCAAGACAATCCTCAAATGAATGATATTGATGGTGGTTATCCTTTATTGGGATTGGATTTATGGGAACACGCCTATTATTTGAAATATCAAAGTAAAAGAGATGAATATATTAAAAGGTTTTGGGATGTTGTGAATTGGGAATTCGTTAATGATGTTTATTTATCAAAACTAAAAACAAAACTAAAAGAATCAATAACTTCTAAAAAAGTTATAACTGAACAAACTGAACCTTTATTACCAAACGGAAGGGTTAACTATAAGTTTATTCAAGAAATGTTATCAAAAGTATACCCAAAATGTTCTCCTGAAATTATTAAAAATTATTCAGCTAACAATCATATTGAATCTCCCTGTTATGGTAAAATTGATACAAATGATTGTAAAACTAACTATGGTGTAATTGGTGGGAAATATGCTGTAAGTCAAAGAGGTGGTGTTGGTGAATGGTCAGTAGTAAATTGGTTTGATGCAAATGTTATTGTTAGTAAAAAAATATTGGAGTTTTTTGAAAAATACAATAGGGATAATTTGGATTTTGGCGTTTGGATGAACCGAATGAAAAATGTTTTATTTGGTGACGAGGGTAAATTTACAAAAACTTTAGCAGACGTAATAATGAATCCTCAAACCAAAAAAGGGACATTAGACCAAGGTTCTGAACGTGAAAATTTGGCCGTTAAACTTTTAAACTCTAAATATAAAAATTTAGATGTATTAAGATATTGTGATGGTGATATTAGAGACAAATACAATGGACAAGATATGATGGTAACCAAAAATGGGGTGTCCAAAAATATTCAAGTGAAACCAACAAAAGATTTATTTGAAGAAGAAATGGATGGTAAATTAAATTATATTTTTAAAAGTAAAAACAAATATAAACCTGAAAATATTCAAATATTTGCTTTCATTGATAATGAAGATAACTACATATTCTTTGATTTTGATAATATTGAAATTAAAGATGAAGGAACTCAATCTTTACAAAGATATTCTTATATTTTTAAAACTGAAAAAATTAAGTTTAAATCCCCAAGTTTAAGATTAAACAAATTAATTACGGAATCAAAACTTAAAAAAATAATAATAACTGAAGAACAAAAAAAACTTATAGAAGCAATTATCTTTCAAAAAGAAGAAAATTTAATTGAACAACTATGTAATTTCAAAAAAGTTGATAATATCTATTGTCATTTCCAACGAGTAATTGATAGTATTGAAGGTGAAGAAAAAGAAGAAATAATAAAAGCTGCAGATACAATAATTAATTTTTATTATCCACAAATGTCCACAAGATTAAAAGATAAAGGACAAGTTAGACACATAGTCTTTGGTAGGGGTATAGTTTATAAAATATTAGAATTAGCATTAAAAAATGATTTACCTGGTAATTTTATCAAAACTATTGCCAAATTTATAACAGACCCAACATTTGATAATACTGAAACTGAAATTAGATTGAAAAGATTAAAAAATAAATCTGATATTAAAACTGAAAACCTTGATAATTTTTTAAGTCAAGTTAGAGAAAAGGCTTATTCAAATTATGAAACAAGTTTGGAGGGTGATTATATGGGTGAATTTAAAACGTCATTAGAATTAAAATATACTTGTGACAAGTTTGAAAGACGTAATTTTGCTGAAGTTGTTGAAATGGTTAAAAGTGGTCAAAAAGGTTTGGATGAAGTTATAAATGATTTAGTTAAATGTATCACTAACAATATGAAACAAACAAATCCAATTAAAGCGGATTTAATTGCTAAGTCAGATTTTTATTATAATGACAAAGTAATCTTCAAAAAGGGTGACAAATTTGAAGTAAAAATGATGAATACTAATGTTGATAGTTATCTTTCAGAATTCTTCTCAATTTTCAAACGAAGTAAAATAATTAAAAAAATTAAGGAAACTCACTTAGATGTATATAATCAAATAATCAATTATTTACACCTTGAACTTTTTGACCATCCTATAGCTATAAGTTTCTTAGAAAAAATTAGAAATAATATTGCAGGTATTTTCTTTGAAAATAATGTTGTAGTGCCAATCCAACATATTAAACTTTATTGGTCAAACAAAGGACAAAAAACTTGTAGTGAAAGTCGATTAAGTATTCGTTTTAAAATTATTGACAAAAATGCAATATCATACATCTATGATAGAAACACTAATGAACTTCAATTGAATACTGAACCTATTAAAGTGGATGATTTTAAAGAGATTGATTGTTGGTGATATTTATAATTAAAAACTAATTATGTCAATAATTGCCGAACCAGAAAGAACCAAACTATATACCAAATTAAGACACCTATTAGGTGCTCCTCTAAGAAGTATAGAATTGGAAGATGAAATGTTAGACTCTTTATTAGAATTATCTATTGAGGATTATTCTCAATATATACAAGATTGGTTAATTGAATCACAATGGACTTCATTATATGGTCTTAATTTAGACACCCAATCTTTAGCCAAAGCATTCATTACCAAAAGTTTTGATTTTGAAGACCGATATTCTTATGCCTATTCTAAAATAGTTGGTTTACAAGCAGGTGGTGATAATGTGATGAAAAAAGATTACATACAACTTGTACCTGGCCAACAAATATATGAAATACCTGCGGGTAGAGAATTAAATGAACTTTTATGGTTTACACCTGGTGAATTAAATAATTTATTATTTGACCCTTGGAGTTTTGGTGCTTTGGGTGGTGCGGGTTTAGGTGGTCCTGCAGGTTATTCACAAATGGGTTATACTGGTTCATACTTTATGATGCCAGCATTTGATATGTTATTAAGAATGCAAGAAATTAATATCCAAAGAAGAATTATTGCGGGGGATTTGACTTATCGTGTAACAGCATTACCTGATGGTAAAAAAGCCGTTCACTTAATGCAAACACCTGGTGGTAAGTTTGACTTTGGTAACAATACACTTATGAAAGGGAGAGTATGGTATTGGTATTATGAAGTTGATGGTGCTGACAGAGATGATTGTTTAAAAAAGAATCCTGATATTATTAAATTACCTTCTGATGTTCCTTTTGATAAAATAAGTTGGGTTGATTTAAATAACCCCGCACAAATTTGGGTACGTAAATGGTTTTTTGCTACAGCCAAAGAAACCTTATCTAAAGTTAGAGGTAAGTTTAGTGGTAACATTAAAACACCAGATAGTGAACTTACAATGGATTATCAATCTTTAGCCACTGAAGGTAAGGATGAAAAAACTAAATTAGTTGAAGAATTAATTGGTACCGAAGGTAGACTAAGTAGATTAAGACCTGAAAAGGTAATGGAAAGAGAAGCTTTAATTGCTGAAAATCTAAACAAGGTAAAGAAATTCCAAGCTATGCCAAGACAAATATATGTAATCTAATGAAAATAATAATAACAGAATCACAATATAAACTTCTTTTAGAAGCTACTGAAGGTTTGGATGAATTTCTTGAAACCTTAAAAAACGAATTAAAATTAAGTGATGAACTAATTGATGAAGTGAAATCAATATTTGAAAAAACTGATTGTAAAAAAGTTTCGTTTGAAAACTTATCAGGCCCTATGGGGTTAGCTTTACATAATAAATTAGTAATTAATAGTATTGTTTTAGATACGAAGTATATGTCTATATATGGCCGTAACGCTATTGCTCAAACACTTTTTATTATCTTTCACGAATTAGCACATCAATATCAATTTAAAAAATATGGTGAGGGAAAAATGATGGGTCTTTATTTAAACGAAATACCTTTAGATGAAGCAGCCGAATCTATGGCGAAATATGAAGCTGTTGCCGATGAGTTTGCAGTAAGAAAAGTTAGAGAATTACAACAAAAAAAATTATTACCTATGGATGTGAAAACACGTAAAGGTTATGGTGACAATCCTTCAGCATCTAGATTTAAATATATGTTGTACACAATTAGAACTGAATTAACGAGAAAGGGTGTTGATAACATTGATAAAGCTGCTGAATATATCTATAATATGGTAAAACCAAGATAATATGGAAAAGAAAAAAATTGGAGAAGTTACCAAAACATTAAGATATGGTCAATCACCATCCACCAAAATTAAAAAGATTGTCAATACACCAACTTATGAAACAAATGGTGAATATCTTTTAATTGTTAAAGATGTTGATAAATGTACAATTACTTTGGATGGTTATACCACAGAATCTGTTAAAATTAAAGTCTTAACCAAAACAAGTATTATTCCAAAATATTCTTTGATTGATGAACAATATGATGAAATTGAAATTGATAATGGTGCTTGTGTTGAACTTGAATATGTTGAAGGCGGTTGGTATATAATCTCCTCAGATGGAATGAAATTAGAATAAAAATTTAACCCCACCTTTTGAGTGGGGTTTTTTATTTTAATCAATATATCTTTCCCATCCTTCTTCTGCCAAGTCATAGATATAGTTGGGGTCAATTCCTCTCTTTTCCCAATACTCCAATTCTTTTGGTTCTAAATCTAATAAGTCTTCTTGAATTTTATCTTGGTCTTTTTCTTCAAATGGAACACCATTAATCAATTCACATTGTTGACTTGTAAAGAAAGTTCTTTTTTCAGGATTATCAACAATTAAGTTATCTCTAACATCTTGTTTGAAAACAATCAATAAAGGTTCAATACGATTATTAAATGTTGTAATAGCTCTCGCAACATTATATTCACCTGTCATATCAGGATTATTTTCAATGTCATTTGAATTTAACATATAACAATTCAATAATATTTCATCCTTTTTCTTTTGTACATCTCCGTGACTTGCTTTAGTTCCATTATTAACATAATAGATTACTTCACCAAGATTAACTTTTAGATTGTGTTTAATGGCCAATTCCATATGAGCCATTCTAGACATAGCACCACCTGATTTAGTAGTTTGTTTTGACCTATCAATATAATCTTTAATACTCAATTTAACTTTTGCTCTTTGTGCAATTTTAAGGAGTGGGATTTCTTTATTATAAATCTTTGTAAGATATTCATAATACCACTCAACAAATTGTTGACCTTCACCCTCCAATAAAAGTTTGATTGCTTTGTCCAAGAAGTCTTCAATATATAATGGAAGTTTTTTGGATTTGATTGAATTACCTGTAAGTTTAACTTTACCATTATGTTCCATTGTTGCATAGTTCTTTCTTGCCAAGTTTATACAAGATTTCCAAGTACCATCACAATCCAGCGCCATCTCACCCCTCATAAATGTATCATTAAACTCAGCAACATCAGCATCATAACCTTTGTATTCTTTATCCTTTTTAACTTTCCAATTTAATCCTCTACCAACATATACTCTGTCATCAACACCACCTTTAGGTAATGAGAAGTTCATACCATCTGTATCACATACAAGTGGTGTATAACCCTTCTTCATAAAGAACTTTAACATCTGACGTAGATATTGTCTTCCTGTACAAGTAATCTGTTCACCCATATACATATCACCCCACGCAAATACTTGTGGTGCTGATAACGCACCAAACATCGAGTTAATGAATATCTTGATAGGTAATTGTTTTCTATCATAAGATAGAGATTTCTTCTTATCTTTATCATACCATTCAGCTGCCAAGTTCTTGTATTTAATACGAGCACTTCTAAAATAAGATAACATACCTTTCATTGCTCCCATAATATCACAATCAGGGAATACATCGTGAACCAATTGTATTGATGGATATAGAGAAGAATAGTCAAGTTTTAATACATCCTTGGAATAACCAACTCTTAATAGTCTTGATAACCCTCCTACAAAATCTTTCTTTTGTTCTTTCTGTGGAATTGCCAATTTATATTTATAAGACCAAGCCAACATCAACATTTTCCATAGTGTTGCCGTTCCCATAGTTGAAACCCTTTCATAAGTTGTTGGAATCATTGATGCCAACATAAATGTTCCTTGATTGAATTCTTCATCCACTTTAAGGGTTTCTTCCAAGTCATCATCCAAATATCTCTCAACAAGATTATCTCCAGTTGTTTTGATATAAACATTTGAATGTTTTTCACAAACAACATCAATCTTTGGGTCAACTCCCACTTTTCTATATTTACCATTCTCAATATTCAACCAATACTCTTCCTTTTTTGAATAGAATGGTGCAATATCCAAGTGGTCAATATAAACTCGGTCTTTGGCTTCAGCATTGATATATTGGGTAATATATTTAAGACCAGCTGATTTGATATTTGAATTGATTGCTTGTGCTCTTCTAACTGAGTGTAGAATATCAATAATATTGTATCCCCACATACTAACTTGATTAAAGGATTCAACTTCATTGGCCAACTTTAACATCCCATTAGATTGTTTAAATTTATATTCAGGATGTAGAGTCTTACAAATCTTTTTAATATCCAAATGTAGAGCTTTACATCTTTCCATAATCCAATACCAGTCGAAGTTGAATGAATTGTATCCACCAATAATACTTGGTTTAATTTCATCAATTAGTCTAAAGAATTCTACTAAACCAGCTCTTTCTTGGTCTTCGTTGGAACATTCGATTACTTTTTGTAATCCTTTATTTGTTTTGATTCCAATCATAAAGATTCTACCATCTTTAGGTTCTAAAGAGGTAGTTTCTAAGTCGAATCCAAATCTTGTTACATCATTGTATTCTTCATAACCTTTAAATAATCTTTTTTCTTTTTGGATAAGGTATTGTTCAACTGGAGGTAGAACTAATATTAAATCCTTGGTTTTTTCACCCCAAGGGTCAACACCACCTTCTTTAAAGAATTGGATTAGGTTTCTATAACCTTTAAGGGACTTAACCATAAATTTAAGTCCATTTTCCAATCTTTCATTGTCACCAGTTTGTAATTTTTCTATTAGGATTCCGTGTTTTATCATCGCTTCTTTTTGAAGACCTTTGGATGACTTATAGAAATTAAGACCGTGTAAATCACCAACCCAAGCGAAGGCTGTGAATGTGTCTTTTCTTATTTCTTTTCCTTTACCAGGAATTTCTTTGATTTTAAAAACGGAATCTGTTGCGTAATCGTATTCTACTGCTACGATAAATTGTTCGGGGTCGTTCCCATTAAGGAACATTTCAATTTGTTCTTGTGATATCATTATACTTAATTTTAGATGGTGTATTAGCTGTCATACTAAAGTGATGACATTTACCTTGTCCTTATAAGTATAATGATACCTTTACAACTTGTCAATTTTATTAATTATAAACTCGGATTTCTATAAATTTACGTCTGTACTTATTAAAGTATCTGATGAATCGTAATAAGATAATCTTTTATCACCACCTTGTCTTTCAAAAATTTGACAAGTATATGATTCATAAACTGATGGTTCTATAATTTGAGTTATTGTTATAACAACATCATCAATACCATCTGTACCACCAATTTGACTACCTAATATTGTAATAGTATCATTAACTTGATAATAGTTACCTGTCTGTACTATTGTGACACTTGTTACAGCACTTGAACTAACAACAACGTCAAAAGTCGCATCAATACCATTTGCATTAGTCGCACCAGTTAAACCATTATAAGTATTATCTGATGCTGAAGAACCTGTTGCTGAATATGTAAAACCAGTTATTGTGTCATAATATGTGATAAAATTTGTACTATTTATTTGAGTGTTAATTACATTCCATTGGAAATAATCACCAATAGTATTACTAAAAAAGTAGTTTGATATTTGATTGTTATAACAATATTCACCTATAGTATTGTTATTAAAGTTTTCACCGATTACGTTACCATAGTCGTTACCTCCACCATATCCAAAGTCACTTGCTATATTGTTGTTATAAAAATTATTACCAATCTTATTGTAACCAAATCTTTGTTGGGTAATATTATTTGCAAAATAATTACCAATTTTATTTTGGATAAAATTATCCCCACTCAATTGTGTTGTATATTCAGAGTTCCATTGTGTTCCTTGTGGAGAACCTCCACCAGCGTTAGGTTCAACTGCAATATTATAGATTTGATTATTATTACCTCTTGTTATTTCTAAAACACCAGGAACAATAACATCTACTTCAGACCCATAGTTTGTTTTAGTAAATGTGATTACGGGCCCTGAAGTTGGGTAAATCAACTCTCTTGTATATTGGAAACCTCCACCATTATTATTTTGTGTCCATTGGGTGAAGATTACTTTATGGTATTCATTACTTACAGTATCCCACATTATCAATTCTTTACCAATCACAATATGCCCAACAGCACCATCAAGAGCTGAAACAAAATCGTTATAGGTTCTACCTGAAACATTATTCAAATCATACCAAGTCCACTTTGATAAGTCACCAGCCCTATTACCATTAAAATCATCAGATATTTCATTTCTATTAAAATTATATGAAATATAATTCCCATAGAATTGATTTCCGATTTTGTTTCTATAAAAATATTCAGATATATAATTATTATAACAATCAGTTCCCATTTGATTATCATAAAATTCATAACCAATTCTGTTGTTATTAAAATTTACCCCAATCGTGTTTCTGTAAAAATCACTATTTATTTGATTAGAATAAAAACTATTACCTATATTATTATTGTAAAAATTTTGTCTAAATGAATTACTATTAACATTAACCCCAATTACATTTCCATAAAATTGGAAATTACTTAAATTTCCATAATCACCAAGTAAATTACTTTCAAAACCATTTCCAATTTTATTATCAAAAAAACCTGAATAAATTCTGTTGTATCTAAAATTTTCACCTATAAAATTTTCACTGAAACTAGAACCATTTTCCCCAAATAAAAAGTTACCTGAAAAATCATTACTAATTATATTATCTTGTAAATTTGTATTTATTATATTGTCACTGAAATTATTTCCAATAATATTATCATCCATATCATTGGTTGATACATTATTAATACAATAATCTCCAAAAATATTATTAGAGTTATCCGTACCAAAAGTATTATTTATTGAATAATTACCTATTTTATTACTTTCATACCCACCCTCCAAAAACACATTATTTGATAAAATAAAAGGACTAATTCCTATTTGAGAATAGTTGTTAGCATAATCACCAATAAACGTATTTTTAACATAACTTTGAGAAAGTGCATCACCAAAAGTTGTATACTCAATAAAATCATCTACTTGAATATTATTTTTTCTGTAAGAGAAATAACCATTACTACCATTTGTTTCTTCAATACCTAAATAAAAATTATAATACCCACCAGTTTCAGCTATAGTTTCCCCTGAGATTGTCATTGTGGTATTATCAGTTATACTTGTGATTTCATAATATAGATTGAAACTAGGTAAATAAATTACTTGTTTTGGTGATAGAAGGGTAAATGATGTTGAGTTACCTGTTACAGTGCCGCCAGATAATATCTCAATTTGACCATTCTGTGGTAATTCTTGTCTGTATGTATATAACTTATATCTTTTGAAGTATATGTTTCTATGGTCATAATCAGTTCTGTTATTAAACTCATCTATTCTTTCTGTGATTCTACCTTTTGCGGGTGTATTTGAAACTTCAGTGGTATTGAAATTAATATCGTATGTGATTTTATCATATGGATTGTCCAAAGAGTAAACCTTTTCTGATAAAGTGCTCACACTTGTTGCAAAAACCAAGAGTTGTTCAGTTATACCAGTTCTAGAAGTACCAGTTAAAATTGGGTCACCATTTTTATCAAAATCAGGTTGGTCATAAATTGATTGAAAATCTGTAATTAAATAATATGCCCCTGGGATTAACATTGAATTACCGAACATTGAATATAACTCATCGTAAGTTACTCTACCCCCTATTGATAATCCTGAATAAGGTATATGATATGTTGCTCCACTAAGTTCTACAGCAAATAATGTATCTGATGTTATTCCTGTTAATAGTGCTAATTCACCAATTGTTTTTCCTGTTAAAGTTGCCATTTTGTTTTTTATATATAAATATTCTAATTTATTTAAATTATGGGGGACAAGTTCCCCAAACTGGTTTTGGTAATACCCAAGATGTAGCACCTGAGTCAAAATTAGTTGGTAAACTTGGTATATTTGTTACACACCAACCACTTAAATCTTGATTGAATGTGGTTGCGTTTTGAAACATATTACCCATATTAGTAACATTATTGACATCCCAACTTGATATATCTTGATTGAATGATGTTGCCCCATAAAACATAGAACTCATATTAGTAACACCACTAACTTCCCAAGAATCAAGATTATTAATAGTTGTAATACTAATACAATTATTAAACATATTTTGTAGTGTTGTTACACCCGCCAAATTTAGGGTATCCGTAACACCAGTCAAAACTAAATTAATACAACCTTGAAAAACCCCACCTAAATCCCTAATTTCTAAACAACCCCAACGTGTAATTTCAATTAAGTTACCTACTCCACCTGAACTAAATAATTGGAAACTAAAACCATCAATAATTCCATTAATAGTTACAATATAATCACCAGCGTCAACATATGTATGACTTTTGTTTGCAAAATCATTTGGGGTTATTGTCCCATCACCCCAATCAATAGTACCACTATAATTACCACTTGGATTATATGGTAATGAAATTACTGCACTTGGTTTTGTTGTTCTCCAAACAGATATAAATGGGTTAAGTACTGGACTTGGTGTTGGTGTCGGAGTCTGTGTAGGTGTTAGTGTAGGTGTTGGTGTTATAGTAGGCGTAGGAGTTGGACTTGGTTCCTGTTCAAACTGAAGTGGTTCAGCTAGAATGGTGAATGGAAAATCAATATCAGGTGATGTTACAAATATTTCACCACTCCTATCAAGTGAATAATAGTTAAGAGATGGATTTGTTGTAATTGTTTGACCTGTAGTTTGATTCGATGAAATTATTACCGTTGAACCAATATCAATACTTCCCCCACCAATTAAATATAATTTTGTATTAACTAATAATGAAACATTTTGATTAATTGGAATGTTACTAGTAACTGTAAAGTAAGTAACAATTGAACCACTAGTCACGTAAACATTAACATTATATATTAAATTAGGGTCAACATAACTTAAATACTCATCACTACCAACCTCAATATATACATCAGTTTCATCAGTTAAAATTGCGTCAATTATTTGTTGTACTGGTGATGGTGTGGGTGTTGGCTGTGGAGGAAATATTGTATTAAATGATTCCACAAAATTGTAAGCTATTGGATAAACAACCGAAATATTACTAAATTTTGAAGTTCCATCCAAATTATAATAATCATCAGGTAATATAACCTCACCAAATCCAATATTTGACCCCGCATTTATTGTAATACCTGTTGAAATTGTTAGACCAGTTCCAACTAATTGTCCTAAAGTATTTGTAAAATTTAATGTTAGTGTGTCTGTTAATATATCAGAAGATGTTACAATATAATCAACCTTTACTGAACTAATCGTAACAACACTTACTATATTTAAATTTATTGTAATTGCAGTTGTAGGTCCGTTAACACAACAAGGAAATTCAGATATGTAACAAGAATCATATTCCAAATCATCAGCAATATAAGATTCTTGAACATTTATATATAATTTTTCTCTAATGGGTAATATTAAAACACCATCAGAATTTCTTAACATAAATTGGCCTTCATATCTACCAACTCTATTTGTATCTCTATTTTGGAATTGATAATACAGATAATATTCCTTTTCAGTATTTGGGTCAACATTCGTCTTCTCAACAAACCCTGCAGGTCTTGAAACAATCTTTTCAACGCCAGTTTCTGTATCAACCATAGAAAAAAATAAAGCGGATTGTTCTATCAAACTCATAAAGTTGTTGTAGTCCAATCTACCATTCTTAACCACTTGTAATTTAAGAAGAGGTAACGTTGCGTTCTTCTTTATAAAAAATTCCATCCAGTTTTTATATATAAATACTCATTTAATTAGTATTTATATTCATATGAGAAATTTGATAAGAAAAATATTAATTGAGGAATTTTTTACTCAAAAAACAATAGTTGAACAAATTAGTTTTTATGAATTAAAAAAATATCTAATCCTCACCGAAGGTATTGCCACAGTTAAAATTGATGTGGACAAAGAGAATGATGTGTTAGATTATATTGAATCTCATTATAATCAAATAAATCAAAATAATGGTGATGAATATTATTATGATACCAATAGTAAAATGGGGTTTACTATTGAACCTTCAGACCATTGGTTACAAAGATTAGATAGAAAAAAAGAACCTGAATACGAAAATAACCCAAATATTGTTGACCCAACAACAACTGAAGGAATTGATTTACTTTTTTCAAGTATGGGTAAAATAACTAATTACATACAAAATTTTAATTGGTCGGAGAGGGTAATTTGTTTAAAGTTAATAACATTTAATAATGACCTTGAATATACGAATCTAATTAAAATACAAAAAAATTTTTCAGGTAAAAGATTATATGACATTATTATGGTGACACAATTGAAAGGAGAAAAATTTAATGATAAAAAATATCAAAAATGTAATCCCATTAAAAATTAAAAAAGGATGACAATTACGTCATCCTTTCTTCCTACTTCTCATCAAGGTTTCGCCAGTTAGGCTTTATACTGGAGAGCCAATGGACACCATCTTACGATGTATTTTACCTATGTATCTTTTTCGTCCACCGATGATTTTTCATCACCCTAACTTTTATTGGTAAGTCATCAACCATTTATTGTCCTACAAAGATAGGGGTTCTTTATAAATATCCAAAGAGTTTGGGTATTTTTTTATAAAAAATTATAACCATATTTATATTGACATTTAAATTACCTATATTGTTTAACGAACATTTATTAATTAAAAAAAAATTGAATTATGAAAAACATTTTACTACTACTTATTTTTATTCCCTCCCTATTATGGTCACAAACCTATCTACATGGTACAACAGGTATTCAAGGAGAAAGAGTTACCAATTGTTTAGTATCTACTTGTAGTGGAACTTATCTTGATAATGGTGGTGCTGGAGGTAACTACTCAAATAGTATTCTTGGTGGACTTTATCGTGTATTTTGTCCAACAATCCCTGGTAATTGTGTTAGGGTGACATTTAATTCATTTAGAACTGAAACTGGTTTTGATTTTTTAACCATAGGTAATGGTGCAACCCAAAATTCACCAGTATTTACAACACCTCCAGCCACAGTACCAAATGGTAGAATTTCAGGAGCACCTGCCGTACCATTTACATATACAGCTAACAATCCTAGTGGATGTTTAACTTTTAGATTCACTTCTGATGGGTCAATAACTGACGCAGGATGGAGTGCTTCATTGTCTTGTGTCCCTTGTGCAACACCTACTAATGGCCCAAATATAACAGATAATAATGATTGCTCAAGAGCAACTTTTATTTGTTCAGACATAACAACCAATGTAAATGCAAGAGGACCTGGACTTACAGCTGAAGGATGTGTTGGTACTACTTGTCCTGCTGGTGGTGAAAACCACTCTAATTGGTATCAATTTGAAATATTATCTAGTGGTACTCTTAGATTTACAATTGACCCACAAACAAATACCGATGATTATGACTTTAGTATATATGGTCCTAATGTAACTTGTGGTACTTTGGGAACTCCATTAAGATGTTCAGACTCAGGCAATACTGGAAATACTGGATTAAATACAACAGCAGTTGATAATGTTGAAAGTGTTACAGGAGATGGGTTTTTAGCTCAAATGAATGTAACTGCAGGTCAAACTTATTATTTGGTAGTAGATGAGTGGTTATCTAATACTGGCAATGGTTATCAATTATTATTTGGTGGTACTGCAACATTGGATTGTGTATTATTTCCCCTTGAATTATTATCATTTAATGCCGAATATAGAAAAGATTATAAAGATGTTTATTTAACTTGGGATGTTATTGTTGATGACTATATTGATGGGTTTATTATTGAAAAATCATTAGATGGAATTAATTTTGATTCTATTGGTATTGTTAATGTCACAAACTTAGGAAAAAGATATTATGATTTTAATGACAATTTTCCCAAACCAAATGGATTTACTTATTACAGATTAAAATGGTTTGAAGATGGTCAAATGTTATATTCTGACATATCCGCGGTTGCAATAAATGACCCAAAATTAAATGATGTTCTTATTTACACAAAAGATAATAATTTGATATTAGAAAATTTTAGTGTTAAGGGTGAAACTTTTAATTTAAAAATTTATAATAATATGGGTCAGTTAGTTTATTCAAGACCTAATATATTTTTGATTTCTAATATAGAAATGTTAAGTTTAGATAATTTTGGTGTTGGAGTTTATAATATTGTTGTTGAGACAGATAAAAATTATACAACATATCGATTTATAAAATCATAAAAAAAAGGGTGATTTCTCACCCTTTTTTAATTTTCTTTTCTAAGTTTGCCATCATAGTGGTCGAAGCGATTATGTTCAGTTGGTGTTAATAACAATAAACTAGGTTTAATATTACCTTTAATTGTTTCTTGATAACAATAGCTCATCAAAGTTTGTTCAAAAGGATGCGTCCATCTTGTTTCCAAATAACATTTATAGTTTCCCTCCTTATTCATTATTATCGGCCAATTACACAAATATATTTCCCCACTTACATATGGAATACCTTTATGTGTTTTAATATGTTTAAATTCAGTTTTTGGTGAATTGGGGTCTAATCCCATCTGTGGTAATTTTGGATTATTCGGCCAATGTTTTTGTCTAAAATCTTGTGGGACATTATACCAAGCCCATTGTGTATTATTATCACCATAAAATTCTGTAAAGTTCAATTTGAGGAAATCAAAGTTTTCTTTTTGAGTAATCTCCAAACTTTTCCTATATAAATTTTTAACATATCTATTAAAACCATTTTTACAAGTTTCATTTTTTGGATAGAAGAACATATCATCCTCAAACCAAAAATAATAATCCAAATCTGTTTCATTAAAATGGTCAGCGACAAATATTCTTCCACCCATTATACCAAGGTTATCTTTTTTAATATGTTCAAAACCATATTGTTCACATAACTCTTTATATCTTGGTGTTGTTGTTAAATCTGTTGAATTATCTAATAGAAATTTTTTAGGTTTGTTTATAAAGTCAGCATCATACTCCAACATAGATTGGATTAAAGTTTCAAATTGTTTTGGTGAATTAAAAGTTATAACATACAAACCCACCTTATCTATTGAGGTATTATTTTGAACTTGATTTAATTTTTTTTCTTTTTTGGGTTGTAACTTATCAACCTTAATATCCTCAAAGAACTTACCCATCAATCCATTTGGTTCAATATCAAAATAAGTTACCAAATTTGGAAATAGATAAACCATCAAAGTGAATATACTTTCTTCAGTCCCCATATAACCCCTATTTAATGTATCTGATAATAATTGATAATATATTGAATTTATTTCAGATATAACTTCTTTCTTTCCACCAAAGAATCCACCTCTTGCGACTTTATTAACTTTTGAATTAGTTAATCTATTCATTTCAGAAATGACAAATCCGTGTATTTCTGTTGTTGTTTCATAGGGGAAACAAACAAAATTAAAATCACCAATATGTTTTGGTAATTTATCTAATACTTTATCGTGGGTGAAATAACCAGGATGAATTGTGTTTGTTAAACCAGCGTCAATCCAAAACATATATTCTGAATCAAATTTATCCAAAAGTTTTGCATCGTGTAATAAAAATACTTTTGACATAACCAAAGGATTATACATCTCAAGTTTTGCTTGGGTTGAATCTTTTAACCAACCAACTTGATTATACCATTCAGGTTTTTGTCTAATGTTTTGTATTTTTGGATAAAATTCACTATTGGTAAACCAATCCAAGTTTCTTAAAATGAATTGAGTATTGTTATTATTTCTTCTATCATTAACGAATTGTTGTAATTCATTATCACCAAAAATAATTAAATTACAATCAACTTCTAATAATTGGGAGAACTTATCCAAGTAGTGTTGATAAGACCTTGACCAACCTTCTTGTAGTTTATCTCTCCCAATATTCCATAATCCTGTTACTAATGTTATTTTATTCATTATCTTTCTAAATAACCAAGTTTATACCATATATCGGCATTGTCATTTATGTTTTCATTCCTAAACCAAAAACAACCACCCCTTTCATTTGGAAGATGACCTACAATTGGAAAAGATTCTACTCTTGGATTGAAATCAGAATCCTTATTATAGTTCATAACAATTTTTTCAATATTATGTTTCCCCAAATAAGCAGATATTATAATATCATCACTCCAAGATTTACCAACAAATTCATCAAAAAAATCTTGTTTGAAAAAACTATTAACATATGATATTGTTTTATATCCTTCTAAAATCTTTACTCTTGTATCTTTTTTTAAAGTTGTACAAAAATGACAACTACCATCAATAGCGGATAACCCAGCAAATCCCAAAGCAGAATTTGGATATTGTTTTCTTTTTTCCAAATGATATTCAATGAAACCATCAATGTATTCTAAATCATCATCAATAGTAATTAAAACACTATTATCATTCCTATCCAATCTCATCAATGTTGGAAGTATTTTAGTTAAAGAACCATAATCTTCAGTTCTAAAAATTTTTAATTTTGGATTATTAATTTCTGTTAACCATTGTGGTATTATATATTTTTCACCAGATTTTTTACAAATTTCAGGTATATTCAAATGAATTACATAATTTGAATATGATAAATTTAACATTTTATCTATTACTGGTTTTAATCCACCATTAGTAGTGTTTAATCTATTGGGTATTGTTGTTAATGTTATTATTACTTGTTCCATTTCAAAAATAATGTTTGTCTTCCGTTAAATAATGGGATATATCCCTCATCTAATAAAATTGGTGATAATAACATATCTTTACCACCATCAGTTGTTATATAATCAGTGTCATCAATTAAAATTAAATTTATATCTGAAAGTTTATCTTTAGCGGCAAAATAAGCTTCTAAATGTTTTTCAGCGTAATTAGGTGTACCTTTGTCCCACCCATCTAAAAATAACACATCAATATTTTTGTTGAATTCATTTAAAAATTCAATCCCATCTTTTGGAATATTAACTTGTAGATTTGATGGTTTATTTCTATTTAAGTTACTATACGACCAATTTATACCATTTAAACAATTAGTATCAATATCAACAGTATAAACATCAAATCCCGCTTCAGTCCAAAAGAATCCTCCATGACCATCACAACAACATGGTGGGGATAAAAAAGCGTTATTTTCAGAATTATAATAATCTATACACTTTTGAGTTACCGCAAATCTAGTTGAACCTATCTCAACTACTGATTTTAAATTTAATAACTTGGCAATCTGAATTGCAACTTTTAAATATGGTGCAGGTTTTGAACGTTTGAAATCATAATCTTCTCCAGTTAAATTATCATAAGTCCAAAACTTTTTATCAATTTTAAAATTATGAATTATTTTATATATTTCTTTCATCTTTATAAATTACCTGTTATTCTATCACACCATCCTTTTGATTTTGAGTGTGGCCACACAACCCAATAAGATGGTTTTGTTATGGTATTAAATTCCCTCCATATTTTACAATAACCATCAGGGTCTTGTAAAACTCTATTAATTTCATTGATATCAGCATCTTGTCTAAACATCGTTTCGTCTTTATTATCGTGAAATGCTACAACCCAAAAATCATAATCCTTTTCAGGTACTTGACCAAAATGAACATCAATACAATGTTTGAATACACTTGCAAAACTATTTAAGTATTCTTCCTCAGTTTCAAAATTATATGGATTAGGAGGATAGTTTTTATCCGTTGTATATTTCTGTACACCCCTTCTATTAAACTTTATACCTGCATATTTCTCATAATCTTCTAAAGTCCTTTCAGTACCAAATCCGTATTTACCAAATTCTTCAGGATTATATACTTCACCATCCATCGAGAATAATCTTCTATTTCTTGCATGGGATTTTTCGTTTTTCTTAAACCAAACTTTATCAACATCCCATTGTTTGGTTCTTCCTTTTCTTGTATACTCATGCCAAATAATAACTCGGTGTGGATGAAATAAATCATATCCGTGGGTGAATGCT